CCATGCGCCTCAACAAGGTGCAGCAGCGCGCCGTCTACGATCTCTACAAGGGCAACCCGGACGGTTCAGCTTCCTATCTGGCCTTCCGTCGCAGGGTGTTCCCCCTGTTCGGTGAGCCCGCTGTCGCCATGATTCAATTCTGCGGAATGTTCGTGGGGATAGAAGTGGACGGATACGTGCATAGCTAGGGGATCACTCTCCAGCCCCGCTACGGCGGGGTTCTTTCTTTTCAATACGTGACAGTTAACGGATCGACCCAGTAGAGTTCGAACCAAGAACGTGTGGGGTCCCGTCCATGTGGCAGATACGGCTCTTCAAGGCGGTTGACCAACTGGTTGAAAGTGTAAGAACGATCATCCCGCAGCTTCGTGGCGGGATTGCCAAAGTCTTGTTGATAGTCGCCGGTGTCGGCATCTATCTCGCGTTTGTCGCTCCGCACCTTCTTTGGATAGTGCCGCTATGGACTGGTGTCGTGGTGGCGATCGGAGTGATTGCTTCGGCCACGTCTGTGCCATGGCTTCGGAACGCAGTCGGTGCTGGTGTCGTGGTCCTGGCTAGCGCAATAACGCTGCCAAATCTTCCTGCGTATGGACCCAGCGGACCCAAGCTCCCGACTCTGGAGCAACCTTGGGCTAGCCAGGATACTGCACAGTGCCCAGGCACAAAGACACTCCACACCTACGGCCCTGTACTACAGGTCGTAAACCCAGGCGGGTACTGCAAGCCTGACTTCTGGTTCGGGGGACACTGCATCTACGTGATGCAGGCCAACTCCACTCAAGAGAAAGGTCCGTTCTGCGGGGCAGGGAACAACGACAACCTGATACTGCCGGACGATATAGAATCAGTCCGAAGTGGTGATGGGACAACATTCACCGACTATCTGAGAATGGGACCTCCAGTCTACACCACCCTATTCCGATAGGGACGGCTGGTCACCGATACGATGGCGTGGTCGTGATAGAATGAGACGATGAAACGCGGCGGCCCACTTGCACGACGTACACCGCTCCGGTCCAAAACCCGCATCCGCATAGCCGGGCACTCCGATACGGCAGAGATCAAGGAACGCATTCAATATTTGCTTCGTCAAGTTGTCATTAAACGAGATGGGGGTTGCTTATTGAGAGATGTCCGCCGCTGCAACGGCCTTCCTGGCGTCCCTGGAGTGGTCCTACAGGCGGACCACCTAATCACCCGAGCCAACTCGGCCACTTTCGCGGATGTCCGGTTGGTGGTGTGCGTCTGCCGCCCTTGCCACGCTTGGAAATCCCTCGGCAGCAATCGCAACAAGGCACAGTACGACGCGCTGATGCGCACGCTCCTGCCCGCAGATCGTGTGGCTCTATGGGATAGGTGTGAGGCCGATAGCTGGCGGCCACATCGCACATTCTCATCAGATTGGAAGCTTGCAGAGGTAGCTCTGAAAGCGATGCTGCCTGATCGCGAGCGGGTGGAACCGGCCGCTGCCTTCCTAAAACAGTGACCAGAGAAGATCGAACAACACCCCTCCACGCTTCTTGATCCAATCCTTTGTTGCCTCCCAAGCGAGCGTTGCAGCTATACCGAGTCCCGCCTTACCGAAGCGCCGAATGAGGCGCCCCAAATGTTCGATTCCGGTCCTTATATAGATTGCTGGTATAGTATCGGCTTCTTTCAACCGCGCGGCGAGAGAGGTCAACCCGTCGATTACGACTGCTTGTTCTCCGGGCGCATGGATCGAGTAACCATTGTCATTGCGGGCTAACTTGACCGTCTCTTCAAGTGTCTCGACAACCTTGGCAAGCTCGGGGCTGCCTCGATCAAGGGGAATTGGCTCCCACTCTCTCTCGGGCTTATCGAAGTCGCTATCCGTGATATTGAGGCGGCGTTCCTCTCTGACGATATTATCGAGTGCCTCCCGAAGCCATACATTTTTGGTCCTGCCAACTCGCTCATATTTCCAGTAGAGGCTGCCAGCATCCGAGTAGAGAAGCTCCCATTCAGTTCGAAATTCCTCCGCGGGCACAATCAAGGGCGGCGCAAAATCATCTAACTCTAAGGTAACTAGCCGCTGATCCACTAGAAGTCGGATTGCCAAGTCAAGCATCCTACCTTCGGAAACCCTGTAGTAAATCTCATCTGGATCATCTTCGTGAGGTTGAGCGAAGCTGTTTACAATGTCGGTCTTGGTGGTCGCCGTCAGTTCCTGCAGTAGGTGGCTGATGATGGCCAGGGCGTAATATTGCGGAGCTTTGCTTATAAATTCAGCCTTATCCACCGCAAGCCTCCTGTTCAGTCGTCCTATGCGGTCGTTTATTAGGCATCATCAGCAAGAGACTCCACACCAAGCCAGTCCATGTACGCACGAGTGGCAGAGTCGTACACGAGCTCAAATCTAGGAAGCTCGATCGGTCGGCTTAGCGCGATGTAGGGACAAGCTTGGATGGATGTGTGGTTAGCCGGCACGATGTCGCCACGGGAGCCGCGCGTGATCTTCCTTTTCCTGTCGGGCAAAAACACGACCTTTAGCTCTCCGTCCAACCGTGGAGTTATATCAACCAGCTCTTGCGACTGTGCCGGACACCAAACACTATGGAATTCAGCTTCGACATATCTGGCGTGCTGCCAAATCATCCAACCGTTTAGGCGGGCGCCCCCGTGGCTTCGTACCCGATGAATTACGTTGCTATGGCACTGAACAGCGCGGTAATCCACTTCAAGATCAGTGTAAAGAAGGATTACCGGATCGCTATCACTGAGCCTTTTGCAAAATTGGCGAATGAAATCTGTCAACGGAAACGGCGGTGTTGTGGCTCGTTTCCCGCGGTCCTGGGCTTCTGCTGCGATCAGCGCGCTCAATGCGAGTGGCATCGAAACAACGTAGTCCGGCCAGTCAAACCCACCTTCGAGCAGCAAACTTCTACGCCGCTTCGCTTCGCCCACTAGCGTTCCTCGTTTCCAATCCGCGTTCCAGCCATCGCACCCTTGTTACCCTACTACCATGACCGACGGCGCGTTGGAAACATTCGGTATCATGCGGGCTGGGCTGCGGAAGTCCCAATAGGTTAGCGCAGAACGTGGTACCCTTATTCTATGTCATCTAAGAAGCCGAAGATCGCAGCGCGGGAAACGCCCGACGCCACCGATGCCACGGAGGCTCTCGATAACCTGAGACGTGAGAAGTTCTGCCGCTACTATGCGCAGGGCGAGGGAACGTTTGGCAACGCGACCCTCTCATACGCAGCCGCCTATGACATCGAGCTTGGCGACCTGTCGATCGTCGACAAGGAAGGCCGCCCCGTCGTCGAGAAGGACTTTCGCGGGCAGTATGAAGTGTGCGCGACCAATGGCTGGCGCCTGCTGAAGAATGCTGATGTGCAGGCTCGCATAACGGTTCTCCTCAATGCGCTGCTGAAGGACGAGATCGTCGACGCTGAGTTGGCGAAGGTCATCAAGCAGGATGGCGACCTGACTCCCAAGGTGGCGGCCATCAAGGAGTTCAACAAGCTCCGCGGCCGCATCATCGAGAAGACCCAGTCCACCATCCTGGAGCGCTTCGACATCGAAGACGTGCGCACGATCATTTCAGTTCTTCCCCAGGAAGAACAAGACGCATTTTATGAGCACCTCAACACCGTCATCAACCGCGCAGAGGAACATCGACGAAGTACTACGCAAGGCGCGTAATGTCCTCCTAAGCGATGCAGTCAGCATCCGCCGTCGCTACGGCGAGAAGCCCATTACCCTACTCAAAACCATTGAGCCGGATTTCCGCTTCCCAAAGAAGCTTCGGATCATATTTGCCTGCATCTGGAAGGGCCAGGACCTACAGGGGAACCCTGCAACCCGCTTTATCATGAAAGGCCCGCGCGGAGGCGGTAAGACAAAACTGCTGTCTGGCCTCGGGTTCGTGAAATGGTACCTTCAACTTCGCAATACCATCGACCTCGGGGGTTCGCTTACGCAGGCGCAAGAACTTTACAATTACTTCGTGAGCTACTGCTACTCGACCATGGGTATACTGAAGTCTCTAGCCAAGGAACCGACGATATCCAAGACGGAGACCGACCGCGGCAACTACTTCAAAGCGGTGGCTGCCTCGCAGAAGCAAGTACGCGGCCCGCACCCCGACACACTACTGATCGACGAGATGTGCGAGGTGAAGGACGAGCTGGCGCTGTCCGCCATTCCGTCCGTCATGCCATCGCAGCACCCCCTCATCATTCTGGCCTCCACCTTCCACAAGATATTCGGGCTATTTCAGGAGATATGGGACAACGCCGAGGCGCTCGGCTATGTGCGCTTCTCGTGGGACATCTTCGACGTTTGCCGAGAGTTTGATCCAGCGATTTGGAGCGATGAGAAGCTCAACCGTGAAATCCCCGACCTGGCGCTGCTGCGGGCTCGTGCCAAAGGCAGGACCGGCGACCCGGACGGTTGGGTGTCCATCCACAGCGTCATCCAGATGTGGCGCGAAAAATCGTCCCTCGATTGGTTTGACGTGGAGTGCATGGGCTCGCGCCCGTCGACCGCCGGCCTGGTCAATGACCCGGAGGACGTGGACGCCTGCACGGTCGCCGACATGCGGCCGTACGCCTATCAAGCCGGCGCGGATGTGTGCGGTGGATTGGACTGGGGCTTCCAGGGCATGACCGCTTGGACGCCGTGGATGAGCCACAAAGATGGAGTGAAGGTGCAGCTTGAGAACCGGGTCTACACCCAGGTGCGCTCGGCGGAGATCATCAAAGAGATCGTGCAGGACGTTCTCACCTACCGGATACCGACCATACACGCTGACAGTTCCCACCCCTTCGAGAACGCCGACCTTCGAGCGGCAGTCAACAAGGCACTGATAGGGAAGGACTGGAGATGCGCGGTGATCGAGGTGTCCTTCGGCGCGGAGAAGTTTGGCAGCATGGGAACCGACACGTTCGAAGGAATGTTCGGAAACTACCGCGCTTACTTCCAACGGCGCCTGTTGCGCATCCCCGCCAAATTCAAGACCGCCATTTGGCAACACAAGCGCTATCACTATCAGAAAAACAACGACAAGCCCGCCAAGGAGGATGACCATATCCCGGACGCCAGCATGCTCGCGCTGAAGCGCTGGCCGCTCGGCAAGGTCGCCAGCTCCATGCCGAAAGACATGCCCCCCGAGCGAGATGTCCACAGAACCATCACGGGCGGGCTGCTTGACGAGCAGTTTTAGAAACGCTCGTGATATGATTGGCGCATGCACGTCTTCGGCTATGAGCTGAATCTCTCACGCACGGCGGCCGAACCGACTGCCCCGATCAAGACGACCAAGAAAGGCTTGGAGATCGGCGACAGCGGCACCCGCATTCTCTCCGGCATCATCAACGAGGAGTACAACCCCAAGCTCCGCGGCCAAGCCGGCATCGACGTGTACGACGAGATGCGCAAGTCCGACGCGACGGTGAAGGCAGCGATCCTGGCCACCACTCTGCCGATCCGGGCCGCCGAATGGTACATCGAGCCAGCCAGCGATGATGCTCCGGACCAGGAGATAGCTGACTTCGTCCAAAAGGCGATGTTTGAGTGGCAGGCACTCGATTGGGAGGACTTGCTACGGCAGGCACTCCTCTCCCTGCCATTCGGCTTCATGGTGTTCGAGAAGGTGTTCACCACCCGCCAGGAGGGAGGAAAGACCTACATCGTGTGGAGCAAGATCGCACCACGCATGCCGCGCTCAATCTACAAATGGGCTATCGAAAACGACCAGCCGGGCGTCACGCAGTTCCGCAGCGACGGCACGACCGTCGAGATACCGATGGAGAAGCTGATCGTTGTCGTCAATGAGATGGAGGGCGACAACTGGGATGGCACGTCCATCCTCCGTGCCGCCTACAAGCATTGGTTCATCAAGAACAATTTCTATAAAATCGACGCCATCGCTTTCGAGCGTCAGGGCCTCGGCGTTCCATATGCCAAGCTACCTGAAAATTACACCGAGACGGACCGCGCGAAGGCAGAGACGATCCTCAAGAACCTGCGGGCAAACTCCCAGGCGTTCATCGTCGAGCCACACGACTACGAGATTGGCTTCAAGGACATGATGGCCAAGACGACCCGCGACCCGGAGTCGTCTATCAGCCACCACAACCGAGAGATTCTGAAAGCCGTGCTCGCCCAGTTCCTGGAGCTTGGCGGCGGTGCCAAGGGTGCTAGTGGCAGCCGTGCCGTCTCCCAGGATCACTCCGACCTCTTCCTACAATCTCTCGAAGCCGTGGCGGATGGAGTGGCTATCGCATTTAACAAAGGCATCAAAGAGCTGGTCGACCTTAACTTCGACAACGTAGGGAAGTACCCAACGCTTACCTACGAGGGCATCACAGATACCGATGTGGCAAAATTGTCTGGTGCATATCAAACTCTGACAACAACGGGGGCAATAATTCCGAGTGATAATGATGAGCAGTACTTCCGTAAGCTACTTTCGCTTCCCGAGCGTGATCCGAACGAGGAAGGACGCACCCTGCCGGTCAAGACCGACCCGAGCAAACCGGACCCGACTGCACCCGCAGCCGACCAGGCGCTTGAAGGCCAGGACGCGGCCGAGATGAGCGAACTGGTGTCGTGGCTAAAAAAAAACTCTGATCGGCAGTCGTTCGCCGAGGACGACACGTTTAAGCCATACCGAAAGCTGACGTTTGCCGAGGGGAAAGTCGACTTCGAAGCCCTACAGCGCCAAATGGACAAGCTGGAGGCGGAGTTCGATGCCCGGACCAAAGCCCTGCTTCATGAGGCCCGCAACAGCTACATGAAGGCGCTCACGAAGGCTGCCCACGCCGGCGATACCGCTGCAATCAAGGACGCCACCCTCAAGGTGCAGGCTGACCTTGCTCGGATCATCAAGCAGGGCATGACCACGGCTTATACCTACGGCAAGGCGAACGCAGCCAAGGAGATGGGCGTCGAGGCACCTGCCAACCCCATGGACATCCTCCGGCAGATCGACATCCAGGCCGACACCATCGCGGACAAGCAGATTGCCGAGATAACCGGCGACAGCAAAAACGCCTACGTCCAGGCGCTTAACAAAGGCACCTCGGTGACTGTGGCGCTGGCAGCGGCCGACGCGGCAGCCCAGGCGGCCATTGATGCGCTGACCTCAGATGCCAGCGCCATCCTGATGGCTGGCTATATCAACCACGGCCGCAACACCGTCTTCACCAACAATGCCCCGGACATCCACGGCCTTCAGCGCTCCGAGATACTCGACTCCCACACCTGCAACTTCTGCCTCTCGGTGGACGGCCGCATTGTGGCGACCGACGACAGCTTCGCCCAGAACACCATTTTCCATTCGAGCTGCCGTGGCATCTGGGTGGCGATCAAGAACGACGAGGCCGAGCTACCGCCGATTGGTGGGATACCGAAGGCTGTGCGTGACCGCTTTGGCGATGCGGTCAACGACCTCATACAGCCGAAAAAGCCGATGGTGCGCAAGGATGCGCCCGCTGCCAAGGAAGCCCAGCGTCGTATCGACAAGCAGGCCGCCGATCCAACGCAGTAACTTGTGCCTACCGTCTGCCGCATCCCGGTGCTATAGCCGGGATGTCATATCCCACTGTGATGGCAGTAATAGGGACATTTGCAAACAGCTTATGGGCAAAGGCATCAAATTGGCCATCGCAGTTAAACTTCGTATCGATAACGTAGTCTTGATCGATGTTTTTTTGCATTATATTGCTCCATATCACCGCCGCATCTAAAGCCGCACCACTTGCGAGCACAACTTCGGGGGCTATCTGGATAAAATCCTCTGCATGAGGTCCCTGATAGAATTCTCGTACAACGGGATCAGCGGCGTTGCCACACAGAGAAAGGCAGGATGCTTGGAACTGACCAGATATATACGGTTGCTCGAATTGCCCAAACGTCATTCCAAAAAGCTTCGGGAATTTATAGTTATTTGAGAATTTCGTAAGGTCAAATTGACATTTGTTGGATATCATCATGTGAAAATATCGAACTTCGTTATCTTTGACGCCAACAGTAACCTCGCAGCCACTAACTTTGTAGATGCGGACGCCGGGATATATCCTCCATGCCGGCCCAACGTAATGTTCCAGATAAGTCACCTGTGCTCCAAGCATGTCCCGATCGAACACGGTCCGCAGCTTGTCAGTTTGAGCGCTAGACTCAAAAGGGAGTGTAAGAGCGACAATTACCCCCGCTGCTGTTAAGGCATGACGCATCGTCATCTTCCCTCCAATGCTTCTTTACGGCGCTCCACCGACGGCTAGTTATCAACACCATGCGCGCCGCCGGAGCTTGACCCTGGCTGTATGATAGGGGGATGAAGCAACAAAGCGATAGCAAGAAGCGAATCGCATTTCCGATCCAGCTCTTCAGTGACGCTGGCGCGGGTGTTGCCATTCCGGATGAGATACACATTGTCCCCACGGGCAAGTGGGACCATCCGGTGTACGGCGAGATGGAGATCACCTCGGCCGACGTCAGCCAGTTCGTCACGAACTTCAAGGCTGGCGTCCGCAGGGACATTCCCATCACCGCAGGGCATGACAATGGCATGTCGGGTGGTGAATTGCCGGCAATCGGGTGGTTCAAAGAGTTGATTGACCGCGGTGTGAACGGTCTGTGGGCATTCGTCGAGTGGACGGCAGAGGGAAAGGGGCTCCTGTCAGATGGAGCATTCAAGTACTTCTCGCCCGAGTTCTACGAGACGTACGCCGACCCAGAAACAGGTGAGAAATACGACAACGTGTTGGTTGGCGGAGCGCTGACGAACAAGCCGTACTTCAAGGAGCTATCACCAGTGGTCGCGTTTAGCGAGCCGAGCATTATGAAGCAATTTAATTCCCAAACTATGAATTTGAATGACATTGTAGCCAAAAAGCCAGAAGACCTTTCCGCAGATGAGAAGGCATTTTTGGTTGAGCACAAAGGCGAACTTACCGACGAGCAGAAGGCCACGTTTGAAAGCGTGATCCCTGCGGAAGGCGGCCAGGGCGAGGGCGGCGAAGGAGCCGGGGACGGCGCTGGCAACGGCGACGGCAACGATGAGGGCGGCGCTGGTGACGGAGTGCAGGCGTCAGAGAAGGGCAAGAAGGGCAAGCAGATCCTGATGTCTGAGGCAGAGGCAGCAGCGCTTCGGGAAATGGCAAATAAGGGTGCGAAAGCCTTCGCAGAGGTCGAGAAGATGAAACTGGCGGCGGAAGTCGATAAGCTCGTCTTTTCGGAGTCCAACAAGGATGGACGCGTTCTGCCAAAGCAAAAGGATGCTGTCGTGACGCTGATGCTTTCGCTCAGTGAAAAGCAGCGCGACCAGTTCCGTAATATCGTCAACAACCTTCCCAAGGCCGTGTTGAGCTTCGACGAGATCGGCGACGGAGGTGCGCAAGGCGGCACCGACGTGACCGGCGTAGCCAAGGAGGTTGAGGATGCAGTCCAGGGCGCTATCAAAGCGTCTGAAGGCAAGCTCACTTACTCTGCGGCACTCGCAAAAGTCTACTCCGAAAAGCCTGATCTGAAGAAGCGCTACGAAGAGGCGCTCTCAGCGGGTTCAAACTAATAAATTAACTCACTACCTTATGTCTCAAAATGTACACGGCATGGAGCGATCGTTCGTCTCCGATGCAGACCTGTCCGCAAAGCAGTATTACATCACCAAACTCACCTCGACGGGTGTTGACCTCGCAGGAACCGCGACCTCTCTCATCTGCGGCGTGTTGCAAAACACCCCGGATACCGGCGAGCAGGCAACCGTGCAGTTCCTCGGCACTTCGAAGGTCAAAGCAGGCGGTAATGTCGCAATCGGCGACTGGGTAACGGCTACCACTGGTGGCAAAGCTGTCGCGACGACCACTGATAAAGACTTTGTCGTTGGCCAAGCACTCGAAGTAGCGGTCGACGGTGACATCTTCGAAATTCGCTTGTGCCTCTTTACTCTTTCTCACGCTTAATACGTAACTACCAACCCTTATGACTAACCGCTATCTTGGTGTAGATCCTATCCTCTCAAATGTATCGATCGGCTACCAAAACTCTGCCTATGTTGCGGAGTTGCTTTACCCGACGCTGCCGGTTGCAAAGCAATCTGGCCAGCACTTTATCTATGACAAAGGCAAGTTCCGGATCAACGACAGCAAACGTGGTGCAGGTGCCGCATCGAAGGAGGCGACGCTCAACCTCACTACAGGGCTGCCGTTCTTCTGCGAGGACCACTCACTCAAGCAGTTCGTACCTGATGAGGATGTGGACAATGCGGTCCCACCGATGGACCCGATGGTTGACGCTACCGAGAACGTCACTGAGATGCACATGGTTGCTCGCGAGAATGAACTTGCAGCAGCACTGACGGATACGGCTGTGCTCACCCAGAACACCACCCTCTCCGGCACCTCACAGTGGAGCGACTACAGTAACTCGAACCCCATCAGCGACGTGCGCACCGCTAAGCAGACTATCCATGAGTCGATCTACGTGGACCCGAACGTCCTTGTTCTCGGCAAGCAGGTCTACGACAAGCTTGTTGACCACCCAGCCGTTATCGAGCGCGTCAAGTACTCACAACTCGGCATCGCATCGCCAGACCTGTTGGCACGCCTGTTTGATGTTGAACGCGTCATCATAGCGGCAGCAGGTAAGAACACCGCGGCCGAAGGCCAGACCGATAGCATGAGCTATATCTGGGGCAAGAACGCCATTCTGGCCTACATCAACCCACGCATCGGCCAGAAGACCATCACACTCGGTCGTACCTACCAATGGAAGCAACGCCAGGCGGAACGCTTGCGCGGCACCGACGAGGAAGACCGCAAGGGTACCTACATCCGCGTCGGCAACCACTACTACGATATGAACCTCGTATCCGCGAGCGCCGGCTATTTGGTCAAAAACGTAGTCGCCTAAATTATTCCGCGCAAAGCCCAGGAAACACCCTGGGCTGAAGCGCATAACCTACTCCCTATATGTCAGAAGTTTATCGAAAAGACATCCCCGTCGTGGCACCTGAGTTCCAGGTGGAGAACAAGACCGGGATCACCCGAACCAAGCGCGAAGGCACTGTGGTTCGTGAGGTGGCGGTCGCGACGTACGACGTAACCGGAGGCGACAGCGGCACGATCGCTGCGCACGGCCTCGGCGTGTTCATCCCCACCAAGGCCATCATCACGAAGGCATGGGTCGACGTTGTCACCACGTTCACGTCAGCAACCGACGCGACCACGATCGCACTCAAAGTGCAAGGCACGGGCGACCTGACAGCCGCTATCGCCATATCCGACTCATCGAACGTATGGGATGCGGGCATTCATGGCTGCCTTCCTGGCTCATATGCAGAGGCCACTGTAGCGGGCGACAGCGCGATCCTTGATGCCGCTCGCAATGCGGCATCCTTTATCAAGACCACGGCGGTTCGCGAGATCACGGCAACGGTCGCCGTCGAGGCTCTCACAGCCGGCAAGCTCAACGTCTACCTGGAGTACGTCCTCTCCGATTAGTCGCCTAACTCATGATCTATGAACCCAAAAGAGTATTACGTTGCGAGTTCACTCAACCATAACAACAGGCAGTACGGCCGAGGTCAGATGGTCACCTTGGACCCCGAGGCAATCGGTACTCAGGTGCTGCTTGAGGATGGGATAATCTCCGAGACCCCGGTATCTGCCAGAGAGCCTCTAGCGGCCCCTGAAGCACCACAGGCAGCGGAGCAGCCCAAGATTGGCGGAGCGCCAATGGAGACCGGCGAGCCGTCGCTTGACGGTCGCGGCGAACCAGGCGCCGAGGGGCAGACCAAGGACATCACCCCGGAGGTTTCGGAAAAGATGACCCGTCCGGAGCTAGAAGCTTTGGCCCGTGAGAAGGGCCTAGCTGACGCAGAGATCGAGGCGGCACCGAACAAAGGTGCCCTGGTCGAGATGATCGTCGGCGGCACGACGCCAACTCCTGAGGCGGATGCTGAGCCGGCAATCGACCCATCAGCTAACCTATAACCCTATGATTAGAAGCTACAAAAATTACGCAGGCGCGGCAGTGCTGGTGTTGCTATGCGGGTTCGGCGTGCCAGGCGTCGCCCGGGCCAACCCGTCCTACTTCGCTGTGGGAACCTCCACCAGCTCGGCAAGCAGCTCACCGGCCTATATGACGCCGGGTGCTGCAACGAGCACGACACCTGTTTTTGACGCCTATGCGCAGACATTCAATGGCGGGCAGACCTTCAAGGCGGACTCCGCGGGCCTGTTGGTGCAATTTACCGGCTCATCCACCGCTAGCGTCCTCAACCAAAGCGTGGAGTACTCGCAAGACGGCATCGACTGGTATCGCAACTTCGTAATCGATCCTAACCAGGTAGGCACCACCACCTGGCCGGCGTTTACCGTGGGCACACCATTCTCGTCTTCCTGGAAATTTGCGTCCTCGTCCGTGGGAGGCGCGGCGCCAGCAGCCAACAACAAGCGGTCGACCGCTGCGGTCCTTGTCCCGACACCCTTCCGCTACACCCGAGTGGTGTTCTCGATTACGGGCGGCAATGGAGCAGTCTGGGCACAGTTCGTCCCGATCAAAGAGCGGCCGTAGCCAATGCACCATGGCGCTTGATCCAACAGCCAACTTTGCCAAGGTAACCGTCTCATCCGGCTACAACGCGACGGATACCTCCGTCGCGCTTTCGTCGGGTGACGGGGCAAAATTGCCCCAGCCGTCGACAGACGGGGCCTTCAACTTGATATGGTGGAACGCGACCGATTACGGCGACCCGGCGGATGATCCGAACGTCGAGATAGTGCGGTGCACCGCGCGGAGCACAGACACATTGACCGTGACGCGTGCGCAGGAAAGCACCAGCGCAACTCCCAAAGAGACGACCGGTAAGACGTACAAGATGATCTTGGCCGTCACCAAGAAGATGATTGCCGACATCGCCGCAGCCGGCACACCCGTCGAGAATGAGGTAGTGAGCGGCGGTGGCACGTCTTGGGCGCTGGAATTCACGCCTATAGACGGCAGTGTTAGACTGTATGGAGCAGGGCCGAGGCTTACCCCAGGCGTCGGCAATGATTACCAGATAACCGGCGCAGATATCACCACTGCCAACAGCTATGCGGCAGGGGCGTTGATTGCCGACTACCGAAAATGA